ATACAAGATAACAGTAAAGGATTGAAGGTATACGAGGAAGCAAAGAAAGATCACGACTACATTATGACAGTCGATGTATCCCGTGGAACCAACAATGATTACTCCGCTTTTGTCGTATTCGATATTACCACACTGCCTTGGAAGACAGTTGCTAAGTATCGAAACAACGAAATCAAACCAATCCTGTTCCCCAACATTATAGAACAGGTTGCCAAGAACTACAACAAAGCATACATCCTCGCAGAAGTCAATGATATTGGAGAACAGGTAACAAACATTCTTCACTATGATTTGGAGTATCCAAACATTCTGATGTGTGCCATGCGTGGTAGAGCAGGTCAGATTGTAGGTCAGGGATTCTCTGGCACCAAATCTCAACTTGGTCTGAAGATGTCGAAAGTGACCAAGAAGGTTGGATGCTCCAACTTAAAGACACTGATTGAAGACGATAAACTTTTAATCTCTGATTATGAAATCATCAGCGAGCTTACCACATTTATTCAAAAGAATCAATCGTTTGAAGCCGACGATGGTTACAATGATGACCTCGTAATGTGTCTGGTTCTGTTTGCGTGGTTGGCAGTTCAACCTTATTTCAGGGAGATGACTGACAATGATGTTCGCAAGCGTATCTACGAAGAACAAAAGAATCAGATCGAACAAGACATGGCACCGTTTGGATTTATCTCAGATGGCATTAGTGATGTGGAAGAGAAGTTTATTGATGAAGATGGGAATGTTTGGTATACAGATGGATATGGCAATCCTTTTGCCGATGTAGAATACATGATAGGTTTCTGATGGATATCGAAGATCAATTTGAATTAGAACATTTATTATTCAGAGAAAGAAAATGTAGATCTTGTGGAGAAACAAAAGATCTTATAACAGATTATTATGTAATTCGTAAATCCAAAAAATATTTACCGTCATCATATTCATACGAATGTAAAGATTGCACTATAAAAAGAATCATCAATAGGAGAATGGGTAAACAGTCTTTTTTGTGGGAATATCCTGACTGGTAATTGTTCATGCATTGTTTCCCCATTTGAAATAGACAATTTCATAAATATTTGTAGTTAAAAATGAACTACTTTTCACGAGGAAAAAAACATGGCAGGTCAAGTATCACCTGGAATTGTTCTAAGAGAGCGTGACTTAACTACATCCACAATTATCAATACTCAAGCAAATACAGCAGCTTTTGTTGGTAATTTTGAAAAAGGTCCTGTAGGAACGATTACCAATATTTCAACAGAAAAAGAACTTATCGAAATTTTCGGTAAACCAAATAATAATAATTACGAAGATTGGTTTGTTGCACAAACATTCTTAGGTTATGGTGGTCAACTACAAGTTGTGAGAATCGAAAACTCAGCATTAAAAAATTCAGTTGATGGTGGTGGAGTCGCTCCAACTACTGACGAAAGCAAACTATATGTTGAAGATGCTTCTCTCTTTGGATCTGCTGTTTTAGTAAAAGTAGGTAACGAATATTTCTTCCCAGACGGTGTTAATACATCAGGTGAAGATTATATTTGGGTTGATGCAAGAGGAGTTTTAGGATCCTCTGAGGTATCCCACTTAGTAGGTTCAACTGTAGAAGCATGGGAGTATTCAGACTCTACAGATACTACTACAATCGTAGAATCTGTTGATGGCACCGAGACGGTATTTGATTTAAATGATTCTACTGGATTTGCAGCAAATGATTATGTAAGAGTTGTAGATACTGTAGATAACGAAGAAGAGATTGTTAAGATTGTTTCTGTAGAAGAAGGCAATCAAGTAGTTGTAATTAGAGCACAACTTGGCACAACTGCATTAGTTGGATCTCCTAATTATACTTTTACTAAATTAGATTTTGCTGCTACTGGAACAACGACTACTCTATCACAAGCATATCCAGTTTTAACATCTGGTGGATCTGCTCCTTTAATCAAATCACCAGAAGATTTTGAATCCAATCAATCATCATACTCATGGAAATTTGCAGCTAAAACTGCTGGATCCTGGGCAAACGGATTTAAAATTTGCACAGTAGATGGAACTGTTGCTACATATGCAACCCAATCTCTATATTCAGGCGGTCCTTTATGGTCAACTATTGTTGGAGATCCTCTAGCGGATGATAATATTCACGTTGCGATATTAGATTCTTCAAATAATATTATCGAAACGTTTACTTTCTTATCAAAAACACCTGGAACTTTAGATGAGCAAGGTGCATCAAGATATTATATTGATGTATTAAATCGTAAATCATCATATGTTTATGCAGCTGCTCAAGTATCTGCTGGTAATCAATTACATGTTCTTTCCGCTGGAGTTGATGGTTACTCAACAGTAGTTGCTGAAATTGAAGATGCATTTGATCTATTCTCCGACGTAGAAAATATTACTATTGATTTTGTTCTTACTGGTGGTAGTTTAGCAAATGAAGCAAACCAAGTAACCAAAGCACAAAAAGCAATTAGTGTTGCAGTAGAAAGAAAAGATTGCATTGCATTCGTTTCTCCACACAACGGGTTTGTAAATCTATCAAGCACAAGTGCTCAGAGAGATGATATCATTGCATTCTTTAATTCCGTAGGAAACAGCACATCATATGCAGTATTCGATTCTGGATACAAGTATGTTTACGATAGATTCAATGATGTATATCGTTATGTTCCTTGCAACGGAGATATTGCTGGATTATGCGTAGAAGTTTCTGCAAATTCTGAAGATTGGTTCTCACCTGCTGGTAACAACAGAGGTAACTTAAGAGGAGTTGTTAAACTCGCTTATGTTCCAACCAAGACAGATAGAGACAAACTCTATCAAGCAAGAGTCAACCCAATTGCATCTTTCCCTGGTCAAGGAACAGTTCTATTCGGTGATAAGACTGCTCTATCAACTCCAAGTGCATTCGACAGAATTAATGTTCGTCGTCTCTTCCTTGCTGTTGAAAAGCGTGTAAATCAACTAGCAAAGAATGTTCTATTTGAATTGAACGATGCTTCTACACGCAGTTATTTTGCAACTGCCGTAACTTCATATCTTTCCGAAGTTCAGGCAAAGAGAGGTGTTACCGACTATCTAGTTGTTTGTGACGAAACAAATAACACTCCTGATGTTATCGATAGAAATGAATTTGTTGCTGAGATTTATCTGAAGCCATCTAGATCAATCAACTACATTACCTTAACATTTGTTGCTACCAGAACAGGTGTTTCATTTGCTGAAGTCGTTGGTAGATAATTAATAAATTTTCAATAAAACGAGGTAACAAAAAATGGCAATCACTAACAACAATGGTATTTCATCATTTTTAACTTCAGTAAAAAATGGTGTAAGACCTAATCTATTTGAGGTAACCTTTGCATTCCCAAGTGGAGTAGATGCAACTGCCCTCAATCTAACATCTCACCTTTGTAAAGCAGCTGCTCTACCAGCTTCAAACTTAGGTGTTATCGAAGTTCCTTACAGAGGAAGAGTCGTAAAAATTGCTGGAGATAGAACATTTGATACTTGGACAGCAACTTTCATCAACGACAAAGATTTCAAAGTAAGAGAAGCTTTTGAAAATTGGATGCAAAAAATTAATTATCATGAAAGAAACACTGCAGATTATTATGTTCCAGATTCAGGAGCAAATGGTTATCTAGCAGATCTAGTTGTTAAGCAATTAGATAGACAAGGTTCTGGTGCTAATGATGGAGCACAACTAGCAACATATAAACTATGGGGATGCTTCCCAACTAATATTTCTCAGATTGATCTTGCTTATGATAGCAATGATCAAATTGAAGATTTTACAGTTGAGTTCCAACTCCAATACTGGACTAGAGGTGCTGGTTCTAATGAAACAGACAAAGTTATTGGGCAGTGATAAATAGAATATAATCCTTGAGATATTTTAAACATGAGTCAATTATTTGGATTCTCAATTAAAAGCAAAGCGGAGGAATTGAAAGGTCAATCTCCAATTCCTCCCAACGCTGATGATGCAGTAACCACCGTAGCAGGTGGTTATTTTGGTTCGTACGTAGATATCGATGGCGTAGCACGTAATGAGTTTGATCTTATCAAACGCTACCGCGACATGTCTATGCATCCAGAGGTTGACTCTGCAATTGACGAAATTGTTAACGAAGCAATTAATTCTAGTTTAGACGATTCTCCAGTTCAGATTGAACTTTCAAACCTTGAAGTTGGCGAACCAATCAAAAGAAAGATTCGTGAAGAGTTTGATTATTTGAAGCGTCTATTATCTTTCGATACAAGAGCGCATGAAATTTTTAGAACTTGGTATATTGATGGTCGCTTATATTACCATAAAGTTATCGATCTGTCTAATCCTAAGGCAGGTATTACTGAACTCAGATTCATCGACCCATTGAAAATCAAGAAGGTCAGAGTTCAAAACAAAGATCCTAAGTTTAACACAGTTCTTTCAGCAAATAGAGGCGGTGTTGATACAGCAATGTCATATGACTTTGGTGAGTATGTAGAATACTACATGTATAATCCAAAAGGATTTATCAGTTCAACCTTTGATGTCAACAACGCAACGAGTGGCGTCAAGATTGCTAACGATGCCATCACATATGTAACATCAGGTTTACAAGATCTCAACAAAAAGATGGTGTTGAGTTTCTTGCACAAGTCAATCAAATCACTCAACCAGTTACGCATGATTGAAGATGCGCTGGTTATCTACAGACTTTCACGCGCCCCAGAACGCCGTATCTTCTATATCGATGTAGGCAATCTTCCTAAGGTAAAAGCAGAGCAATACCTTCGTGAAGTTATGGCTCGCTATCGTAACAAACTTGTGTATGATGCACAAACTGGTGAAATCCGCGATGACAAAAAGCATATGAGTATGCTTGAGGATTTCTGGTTGCCTCGTCGTGAAGGTGGTAGAGGAACAGAAATTACGACTCTCCCTGGTGGTCAAAATCTTGGTGAATTAAAAGACGTAGAGTATTTTAAAAAGAAACTTTACAACTCACTAAACTTACCCCCATCGCGTTTGGATGATGCCAACCAAGGATTTTCACTTGGTCGTTCATCTGAGATTCTGCGCGATGAACTTAAATTTGCCAAGTGGATTGCAAGACTTCGCAAGAAGTTTAGCGCAATCTTCCATGACATGCTTAAGACTCAACTCATTCTAAAGGGCATCATTGCGCCTGAAGATTGGGAAGAAATGCAAGAGCATATTCAATATGATTTTCAGTTCGACAATCATTTTGAAGAACTCAAGCAAGCAGAACTCATGGGCAATCGCCTTCAGGTAGCAACTGCTCTCGATCCTTTCCTCGGAAAGTATTACTCGATTGAGTATGTTAGAAAGCAAGTTCTCATGCAAACTGATACGGAGTATGAAGAAATCTCTATGCAAATGGAGAATGAGATTGCGGAAGGTAAGATTCCCGATCCTGTTCATACCAACTTAATGAATGCAGCAACTCTTGAAGTAGGAGCAATGCCTCCACCACCTCCAGCACCTGCTGCTCCACCTAAACCTAAAACATCAGAAAAATAAATAATTTATTATAGGTAAATTAAATGGATACTATTGAAGTTGTAAATGCCATCCGCGATGGCAATCGTGTTCAAGCACTTGATAAAATTGCTGACATCCTCTATGGAAAAGCAGCAGAAGCAATGAAAGATTATAAGCAAACAGTTGCTCATACATTTTTCGATCAACCTGAAGCTCCTGAAGAGGAGGTAGAAGAAACACCATCAGAGGAACCAGAACAATGAAACTAATCACCGAAGCAATCGAGGATATTCAAATCCTTGAGGAAGAATCAAACGGAAAAAAAATTCTTCATATTGAAGGAGTATTTCTTCAGGGAGATATTAAAAATCGTAATGGTCGTGTTTATCCCTTCGGCGTTTTAGAGCGTGAAGTTGGTAGATACAACGAACAGTATGTAAACGTTGGTCGTGCTCTCGGTGAACTAGGTCATCCCGATGGTCCCACTGTTAACTTAGATCGTGTATCACATAAAATTGTTTCCCTCAAAGCAGAAGGTTCTAATTTTATTGGTAAAGCACAGATACTAAATACACCTATGGGAAACATTGCTAGATCACTTTTGGAATCAGGAGTGAAACTTGGCGTTTCTTCTAGAGGCATGGGTTCTATCGAAGAGAAGAACGGTGCCAATTATGTTCGTGATGATTTCATGCTCGCAACTGCTGCTGACATTGTAGCAGATCCCTCCGCGCCTGACGCATTCGTGAACGGAATTATGGAAGGTAAAGAATGGGTGTGGGAAAATGGTATCATTAAGGAAGTTAATGTTGCTAAATATCATAAGTATATTTCTGAATCTACCAGAAAAAATCTTGAGGAGAGGTCGTTAAAAGCGTTTAACCACTTCTTACAAAATTTATAATTTCATAAATAATCATAGAATAAACATATAGTAGAATTTACGAGGAATCTCAAATGTCAGATAACTTAAACGAAAAGTTTGAGGAGCTTGTAACTGAGTCAGAAGTTGGCACAAGTGCGCTCTCCCCATCTATTGTTCCTGGTCAATCATCTGGTATCGGTCAATACATGCATCCCGTTACTGGTCAAGTAAGCGACGCGCAAACACGCGGCGGTCACAAAGACTCAGGTTTCGAACTACCCACTTCTCTTGCTCCTGGTCAATCGGAGGAAGATAATGGTGGTTCAGATTTCGAAGATCCAGAAGGTGAAGAGAATCCTGGAGCAAAAGCTGCTAAGCATAACAGCAGAGTTAGCGATGCACAAACACGCGGTAAGCACCAAGATTCAGGCTTCTCGGTTAAGTCATCTGGTTACGGTGTCGAAAACGGCCCCAACAATACAAAAGTATTTGGTATGGAAGCAATCAACTATTCCGCTGCGGAAGATGTTGCTGCCCTTACCGAAGGCGAAGAGTTCTCAGAAGAGTTCAAAGCAAAAGCAACCACAATCTTTGAAGCTGCAGTTAAGTCGCGCATCGAAGAGCAAGTAACTGCTATTGCTTCTACTCTAGAAGAGCAGTTCTCCGCCAAACTCAACGAAGAGATTGCTGCTCTCTCAGAGAAAGTTGATGAAACTCTCCAGTATGCAATCACCACTTGGGTAGAAGAGAACCAAGTTGCACTCGATGCAGGTCTCAAGCTTGAGATCGCTGAAGAGTTCATGGGTGGTCTCAAAAAAGTTTTTGAAGATAACTACCTCAGCATCCCCGACGAGAAGATTCAAGTCGTGGAAGAAATGACCGAGGAGCTTTGTGAAATGGAAACACGCCTTAACGAACAGGTTGAGCGTAATATTGAACTTAATAATAAACTCGCTGGTTATCACAAACAAGTAATCCTTCATCAAATGAGCGAAGGTCTTGTTGATACTCAAAGAGAAAAACTTGCTTCTCTTGCTGAAGGAGTAGAGTTTGTTTCTGAAGAAGACTTCAAGAACAAAGTCACAACTCTCATTAGCAGCTACTTCCCTAAGCATGTAGTAACTGAGCAAGTAACACCTGAAGTCTCTGGCGAAGCATCTGCAGAACATTCCCCAGTAATGGCGGCATATCTACAGGCGCTATCACGCTGGAGCAACTGATCATAACGTAAAAACAATCCACTAAACTCAAAGGAGTAAAGCAAAATGTCAGATTCAAGACTTTTGCAGGAAAAGTGGGCACCTGTTCTTAATCACGGTGGCCTCCCTGAAATCAAGGATGCATATCGTAAACAGGTTGTCGCCACCCTGCTAGAAAACCAAGAGCGTGCAGTTCGTGAAGAGTATGGAATGCTCAACGAAGTTGCTGTCAACTCGCTTGGCGCTACTTCAATTTCACCTTCTGGTTCAGCTCTATCATCGACCAACACTGCTGGTCTCGCTGGTTTCGATCCTATCCTAATCAGCCTAATCCGCCGTTCAATGCCTAACCTTGTCGCTTATGACATCGCTGGCGTTCAACCAATGAGCGGTCCTACTGGTCTTATCTTC